CTGGTCTTTCTGTTGCAGTATCGAACTAGCGACCTGCTCTTCTGTTGTTGTCTTATTGTTCCGTCCCATCTTGCTTGTAATTAAATGGGGAGCATTGTCTTGCCCCGTCAACACTCCCCATCAATCAACATTTCAAATCAACCTAAAAATTTCATCTATGAAGACATTACCCGTTGGTAAAGTTACCCTTGGTTTGGGTTGACCACGGATTGGTTCTTGACCCTCTTGTACCAATAGTTGCCATTGCCCGAAATCTCGGTGGTCTTGAGGATAGAGAAGCGGAGAACGGCTTGGTTACCATTTTCCTCACTCCATGCGGGGATGTAGGAAATGTTACACTTGGGTGCTTCGATGCCCCATGCGCCCTCGTTCTTGGGAGTCACCTTGACAGACCAATTGTCATTCACAACGTGCGTTTTGATGACATGGGCAGGATTGCGTTCATCATAGGTAACACCAAGTTCCAAAAGGTCGATGAGTTCTGGAGTCGGCTCAATGATGGTGGTTTCAAGAACCAGAGTTCCCTCTTGAGGCTCTTCGGCCACAATCTCACCGCCCGTTGCAATGGCTTGCATTCGGTCACCCTCTTCTGCCGTCAAAGTACTTGACTGATTGAGAATGACACCAACATCTGTGAGATTAGATGCCATAGCATCATTGTCACCCGTCTTGCCAATCTCAATCTTGCACTTTGACCATGCCATGATTTTCTTTGCCATAATCGTATCTGTTTTTTAGTAAGTTGTACGTCTGTAATAAACTCTTGTATTGATGGTTGTTTGCTGAATCAATTCTGGGTCATCCAGAGTGTTCGGTGTACTACGCAATGAATAGATGTACTCATTGGATTGGATGCCGTCAACAAAGTCAACAATCATCCTCTCAAGTTCACCGCACCTCTGGATGTTCGGCACTAGGTTTGAGCCGTTGCGGATTTTAATCATCGGTACATAGACGTTGAGGTTGATGACCCCGTTCTGCTCTTGTGATTCCTCGCCAGAGAGAAAGGTGACCACAATGTCCTCTGTCTGGGCATTCCTTGGTCTCATGCCCTTTCGGTAGAGTTCACCAGAGATTGCAGCCGCTAACGGGGATGCCTTGACCAAACGGAAAAAGTCTCGTTCAATCTCCGTCTCTGTCTTGCGGTAAATGTCTGGTAAAGTAATCGCCTCTGCCATTGTCATTTGACTTTAAAACCGATGCTAGTCAGTATCTGCGGGACTAGGCTATCCGCTAGGAGTTCGGCACTTGTCAGCACGTTGTAGCCTCTTGCCTCAACGTATGCGGCATAGTTCATACCTGCCGACACGATAAGCACCACTCCCTTTCTGGGTTGGTCAGCCGCCAATTGTCTGGCGAACTTGACACCCTCGCTCTCTCCAAGTGTTCCCTCTAGGTATTTTTGCGAGTTCCCGTTTTCAACGATGATTCCGTCATTGACCACCACATAACCGATGGAAGAGCGCAAATTGCCCGTCTGGTCGGTGTATGAGCCGTTGTCTCTCGCCTCTTGGACACACATCTCGCCTACATAGCGCATGGTGTTGATGATGGCCTTAATCACTCTAGAATCGTACATCCTATCGTAATCAGCCTTAATCTGGCGGGACGTTGTGGTCATCTGGATAGGCATAACCTCACACAATGATTTTAATTCTATCCAAGTTGACACGTTGACAATCTTGCACCTCATACTCACCCAACACGTCAATCCCGCTCATATCATCCTCTGTCGCATCGTTGATAACGCACAATTGCGCATCGTTGGTGTCACGAAAGGACTCTCCAAGACTTGTGTTAAACATTACCACCTCTGCGATAACATTCTCCACGCATCTTTTCAAGCGGATTCTTGACGGCATGGTATCAAGGTGCTGACGTTCTATCAGCACCAGATACGATGCTTGGGTGAACTTGCCGTCTTGGTACGTTCCCCTCTCGTTGTGGGTGTTGGTTTGAATCCAACACTCAATGGGTTGAGACCAAGTTGAAGCAAGGGGTGTAGGCACTCCGTCCTCATCAAATGATGAAGTCTGCTCTACTAGGTATTCCAGAGTGCCGTTAACTCGCATAGTTTACCAGAGATTAGAACCAGAATAGATAACCGATTTTGAGTCATCAACCAACTCTTCATCAAGACCCCATTGCCCGCACCAGAATATGAGAGACTTTTTCACGGCCTCTCTATCAATGGACACGGACACACCGCCCTCGCTGCGGGATGTCTCCACCCATCCTTTCACAATGAGAATGGCGCATTTGTTGATGATGCTATCACCTGCGGTTGCAGTCCCGTTTGGTGTGATGCCATTGTCGGCCAGAACGCACTCAAGCACGTCTCGGTCAACGTAGCAAGTATCGCAAATCAACTTGCATTTGGCTCTCAATGATTCCAAGTTGGTCATGGCTCATGCTCGGTTTAGGCTTCCGTCTTCAACGTGTAGATGCCGTTGATGGCGGTGAATACGGGCAACGAAAGCGACTCTGCCTTGGTGAATTCCGTTCCGTTAGTACCCTGCTGCTCACCGACACCCCATTGAGAGATACGGATGCGCTCATACATGGAGTAGGTGACGTTGGGTTCTTTGCGGAGTTCACTATCTGCGTAGGCATTCATCAACTTGCCAATCTTACCTGCGGGAACACCAACGATGTTCTTGGAATTCCACGGGGTGACGGGATAGATGTCCTCGCCTTTCTTGACGTTGCAAGTGCGCTGAATCATCATGAAAGTGGGCATTTTGTTGCTCTCCATGAAGTTGTTGAGCGCACTCAACGTCAGCGGAGCGGCTGCGTTGTTCGTACCCAGAACGGCTGCTCTCATCATAGGAGACTTGAGCAACCATGCCAACTTGGACGGGGAAATGAGGAAATAGGCCAACTTGACCTTCTCGTTTGCCACGGCAAGCAGGTCAACGATGTCATTGAACGGGTTGACCGATGCAATGTTAGCATCCGTCCACTCGGTGGTAGCGGTGGCGATGTTACCTGCGGGCATTCCGTAGTTAATCGTACCCTTTACACCACCCTCTGGGTTGTTGGTATCGTCAAAGGTAAACTGACCCTCGTTGGAAAGTGCGCCCAAGAGAATCATGTCAATCTTGGCTTGCACACCCTTGACAACATCCTCGGTCTTGCCCCAGATGATGTCGGTGAGCTGCTTCTTGGCCTCGTTGGGAGAGATGCTCTTGGAATCCAGAATGGCCAACACCTTGCGATACTCACTTGCGGTAAGTGAGGTGGTGAGTGCGTGTTTCAGCACCTTGTTGGCATAGGTCTCAATTCCTCGCTGACCCAAGACGGGTTCTTTGGAGTTGTCACCGATGGTTGCAGCCGCAATGCTGATGCCGTAAGTACCGATGATTTCCTCAAAGTTGAGGCTAACGGACGGGGTGTCCCATTCCAAAAATGTGGGATAGATAGCGGAGTCGAACAATTGCTTGTGCAACTTGCTAGCTGCGTCAATTCGTGCTTGCACGTTCTTGGTGATAGCACCGAAAATAGAACTATAATCTGCCATAACTTAGTCTCCTTTCTTTACTGACGGATGTACACGATGTTGTGGTTGTTCTTGAGGCACAAGAGGCCGTCTGCCATCCATGATGCGGGAATGGCGGGTGCAACGTCCTTGATAACAAGTGCGCCCCATGCCACGTCAATGGTGGGCAGGTCGCTAGCCAATACCTCTCGCTCTTCGCCAATGATTGCGTTGGGAACGTGAGCGGCATGGTAGGTGGTTGTATTGCCATCTACAATTTCGTAGGATTCCGTGAGGAATGCGCCCTCTGTTGCGCCCGTGAGAGCGGAGTTGAGGGTAAGTTCGTCATAGCCAGAGTTGGACGTGTTAATGGCCGAAATGGTGCGCTCGGCAGAGCCGCCATCAACCATAATCGAGTCACCAACTTTGAAATACGAATTCTTGGTGATGCGGGGTTTGGTGGTAGTGCCACCTGCGATGACCTTGGCAACCTTGCAGATGTTGCATGAGAGGTCTCCCATGTTCACCTCTACGGGTGTG